TTATTTTATTTCACACGCACCGCCACCACAAGCTGCTTGGTCGGTAAGTGCTGTATTGTCATCTTCTTCGATTACACTAGATAGGTCAACACTATGTAGTAGTGGTACCATTTCATTAAACTTTTCTTCTGTAATATCTTCAAATGGTGCCTGAATGTATGTTCCACCATCATATGGTAATACGGCAATTCCGTTATAACTTTCACGGTTTTCCCACATCCAATTACCACACTTTTCCCATTCATTGGCTTTTAATGAGATTGTGCAAGATACATTATGATTATTCAATCCATCACGGTGACCTGGTGCAATCCACTCTTTACTGAATTTGTTTACTCTCTTTAAAAGGTGCATAAACGATTCTGTTCTGAGAATGGATCCTTCTGGTGCTTTCTGTGGAAAGGACATGACCGCTTCAATGTGTGGTTTGAAATTACAATCTTCAATCAATGCAGGAAGATTTTCACTCATGTAACGATAGAGGGCTTCATTTTTACCAACACGCATACGGCGAACATAGAAGTCATTGTGCCATGCATGAATACCCGATGATGTACCCAACACTAATGATGTTGTACCGGCAGGTTTAACTGCGGTTGTTCTAGCTGCTCTATTGATACCAATCAATTCAGCAACTCTAGCATTTTCTTCCAATACAATTTTAGCGGCTTGTGTCATATTCAAGTGTGTTACTTTATCTGAACCAATACCAGTCATTGATACACCAATCAGAGCATCCAATTCGGTGGTTTCTTTCCAAATAGAACGGAGATAATGGAAATCGGTATAACTGGCTTGAAGTGTTCCAATGAAAGCACCCGCTTTTGCCCGAGCATTTAAATCGTCTTGGTCGGCTAAGTCTGATACATTGACCTCCGTGAGATTACAGAACTGGAAGGGGCGTAATCCAATTTCAACGCAGGGATTTGTGCCCCAATCGTAATCGTTTGTCCAGTAAACTCCTGGTTCACCTGCACCAGACTCTTCGACCTTCTTCCATACAGCATCAAACTGTTCTCTTGTGGTATATTCACGATGGAGTACCACAGAGTTATTGGCACGACCCCGTTGAGGACTTAATTCCCACCATGGACCAGCTTTGCATGATAACATATCTAAATCATCAAAACTGAATAATGCAATCATAGCAGCTCTACGAATACCACCAGAAAGAACGGCATCAGCAATATGGCAATTAATGTCGTGTGCTTCTAGTGTTGATAGATGGCGCCCACGAGCACCATTTAATACTGCTTGAATTTTATCAATACAAATACGCAATGGATCAGGACCTGGTGCTTTACCACCGGAGGTAATTAATCGAGCACCTTTAGGACGAATATCACGATAATCAAAAATAGGATCCGATTTACCTTTGAAGTGAGCTTTGACCAACACTTTAATTGCATCAGCCCAACCTTCAATAGAATCACCAATTAAAAATCTACGACCTTTGGTTGTAGGACCTTGTACGATAGGCATCTTATCAATATGATGTTTCTGAACAGAATAACCCACACCTGTACCAGACAACAACAAAAACATTACTTCGGAAAATGCATCAATATCATCAATAGGTAAAAATGAACAATTGAAAATTCTAGTATTGGAGATTTCAATAGGGGTTCCACCAAACTGCATTGACCTCATTGAAGGCAAAACTTTTTTGGTGAATACGAATTCTTTGTATACTGCTTGTATTTCGGATTTTAATGCTGGAAACTTCTTAATGTGCATTGCTAAATTGCGTTCAACGATTTCTTCCCAGGTCTCTCTGCGTTTTAATTCGGGAATATATTTTGCGTATTTATTGTAAACTGTGATATCTGATAAAATTGATTGGGTTATGTCCATGTTACTATTAACTACGCTCATGTTAGTGTTCTTTCTATTATTATTGTTGAGGTACTACAATGATATTCTAAATCTTTTTCCAATTGATAAATTCAGCTTTCGCTCTCAAATTTACAAAGGTATTTTTACTTATAATGTCTTGGATTTCGTCAGGTGAGAACCCTTCAAGCACCATATCATTAATGTCTTTAGATTCAATCATTTCGGGCCAAATCACTACATTATAATGTTTTTCTATAGCTTCATCAATTTTCATAACTATTTCTTTGTTACGAGGTTCATTATCAAATACCAATACAACTTTAGACTTATCATACAACTTGGTGATGGATTCCAAGTTTGAATCTGCTGTAGCCACCGCATTGTCGAGGAACATACTGTCAATAGGACCTTCCACCACGTATATCAGCTTCTCCTCGTCTATCCTGTCCATTCCAAAGACCTTTGGGTTATCATCATGTAGTTTGATAGTGATGTATCGTAACTTAGACTCCCCTAACGACCTACCCTGAATGGCAATAAGGTTTTTCTCTTTATCATAGAACGGGATAACGAGGCGCTTATCCTTTTCGTGTAACCCATCTTTTTCAATCCCCAAACTCTCACAGAATTGCTTGAAATCTTCCGCATAGTATAATTGCGATTGAAAGGCCTTTGGAATCTGTCGCTGAACAACATATGATCTAGCAAAATGGATCTCTGGTAAAGAGTCAATTGTAGGAAGTTCAAGTGCTTTTTTAAACTTGGGCGTTTCTTGCTTGATTTCCTGTAATTCCGGTTTGGGATAGTTGCTGTTGTTTGTGTCTCCATTTTTATATCTCTCTAATGCATACTCTTTAACGAGTGTAGGATCAACCCTATCTAGGAAGTTATAAAAGGAGGTTGAGGCACCACAATTATGACACATGAAAAAATAGTCATTCTTTTTGCGGTAAACATAACCACGTGATTTGGTTTTATTTTTTTGTGAATCACCACAAAGAGGGCACCTGAAATTATACAGGTCTTCCTTTTTCTGTGCGAATCTTTGAAGCTTCGGAGAAATCCGAAGCAGGAACTGCCTATCAACAAAAACACTCATAATATATCAATTCAAAATGGTAAAATTTAATTTATAACTAATGTGCTATTGTATCAAGATTTATGCGAGAAAACAACCATGTCATGACAAGTATACCACCAACAATCATCCACTTCCACTCTAGGAGTTTATCCAAAGTTTCTTTTTCATTTTTATTATGGCTTTGCATTTCGGTTCTTAATGCTTTTATTTCATCCAGTAACCTTAGTTCAGTTGCAGATACTTTATCTAGTACCACGTCAATTCGGTCATGGATGTCTTTAACATCAGCATCGTTTTCTATCCTACGCTTTTCCATGTCTGTATATACCTTTGCAAGATGTCTATCGTGTTGATCCACCAACTTCTCAATCACGTTATCCATCTTACTACAAAGCATGGTAAGGGTGCTTACTTGAGCCTGCAAAATACCAATATCCACTTTTGTTTTAGTTAAATCCACAAAGGATGCAGGAACATGGTTATTATCAGGTGTCATCTTATTTCTTAATTATTCTTAATACTTTATTTATCGTTTGGTGAATCGATTTCACCATCGTTATTATTGTTTTTTAGTGTTAGGAATTCTTCACCATTTGGGTCTTTAATTGCTTTACCGATTAGTGCATTAGCTACCCATGCACCCATGTAACCCACAAAGTACCATTCGGATAATTGGCCATTAAGTATTAGATACATGAATCCCCATGTACTGATAATCCATGCACCAAAACGGCTTACTTTGCGTTCATTTAATCTACCACCAACGGTAATTAGGTCAACAAACTCAATTGTACTATTTTTATCCCTATTGAGTTTCCATAACCAGCGTAATATAATATATCCAAAAACTAATAATAAAAAAATCAAAAGTACCGACATAAAATCATCTGATGTAAAATTACTATCAAGTATTCGTGTAAGTAAAGGAAAATTCATTTACTTTACACTTTCAAAAATCTGTTTTTGTCCTTTATACCAATCTTGCCAATTTTTTAATTTTTCGGTTACTTGGTAGTAGGTGCCGTAGTTTTCGGCAACGTTACCGAGGAGTTCACTTGCTTTAACATCGGAGGCTCCTCCAGGTAACTCGCTGGCACTTGGGGGAATTCCATTTTGACTGGTACTGTTGTAGAGCATGATTGTAGCATTAGAAAAGGTGCAATTAGCATCGTCTTTTTTAGCAGAATCTCTAAGTCTTTGAGTGTTAGCATCATTTTTTTCCTTCGCAAGTTTTTTGTTCTTTTCAACTAGTTCTACTAATTGAGTATTCAAATCGGATGATTGTTTTTCCGCTACATCAATTCGGTGTTGTAATTCGGCAACCTTTTTCTCTTGTGCATCTTTAACACTAATACCACCGCTGAAATAAAAACCAAAGGCTATTAGTATAACAGAAATAATGTTGATAGGCAAGCTATACGAACCAATGAATGGTATTTGTCCAAATAACAAAGCGGCAATAAACCCAAGCAGGCCAACAACGGCAGCTATGTAAAAAACGGCATCAGGTAATATACTTAATAACCACATCATGGTAGTATCCTCTTATTTCTTTCGTAACGATATCTTCTATCGTCTATACCATTAGTGCCACCATTTATAATCTTTGTCATGGTAACAATATCGTCATTATCACAAGTTCTATTTAAACCATTTATATTCCAAAACCAACAAGATGCCTCAATCGCACCTTCAATAGTTTTACAATATTCAACTGTGTCTGGAATAGTCTTTCCAACATACAACGAAAACAGTTTATAGTTACTATATCCCGTTAGTTGTATTGCACCACGGCCTCGGTATAACCATCCATCACCACTAGATTCATCACCATTACCTAAACGATTGCTATAAACATGATTAGCAATCTTTTCTGGTTGCCTTGCATAATGGTTTGCTTCATCTAAAGTTTTGAAATACTTTTTAAATGTGGTCAATAAACCTTCTGCGGAATAATTTAAATTTTCCTCAAGTTTATTAAAATCACCACTTTCGTGGCCACATTGAGCTAGAAATCCTGCAACTCTACTTACAGTATTGATTTCATATTTGGGTAGAACATCATTTAATACTCTAAACAACTCTAAATGATTTCTATTTGTGGGAACACATTGTTGGAGTTTTACAGAATTAAGAATGAAATCCATTTTATATCTGCGGTGGGTTTCTTTTACCCATTGGTGATATAATTGGTGATTTCTTCTTTTTTGAAACACCAGGTTCACGCTGGTCAGTAGCCAATCTTGTATCACCTGTGCCGGCAATACCTGCTACAGAATTTCCACCACCTTCACCATCTTCTTTCATGTGTTTGAAGTATTCAACTTCTCTTTCACGTTTCTTAATACCAGAAAGACTGTTTGCTGTGCCAAGGTTCTTACCTGATTTCTTAGACACCAATTTATATTCATCACCCGTTTTGATGATGTGTTCATTTACGAATTGTTTAAATGTTTTCATGTTGTGCCTTAATCTGGATTAATTCATTGCCTGCCAACCGGAAGCGGTGTAGACCATTGCTTTATCGGTTGTTGTATTATAATATTGCATACCTTTTAATGGAGTTCCGGCGGCAGTATTGGCGGCGGCATCATTGGCATAGTTTGGTAATCTTGGGAATCCAACGAAATGATTATAATTTAGTTGCCCATAAGTTACTGCTCCAGTAGCACTATTAAATGACATTGGTTGAATAGAAGTATTATCAGCCTGATATCCAACTCCTTTAATTACTACACCACCATCATACCAAATACCATTACTACCACCATCAAATTTTAATTTACCAACCCCATCTTCATTTTGAATTTGCATTAGAACATTATCATTACCATCACGAAGTTGATATGTTCTATATGCGCTGATGTTTCCCGTATCAGAACCATCATCGGTTCCTAATACTATATCTGTGGTTCCATCTGCTGGTTTGATTCCACCAGGAAGTATAAAAGTGCCATCGTTTTTAAAGAACCATTGATTACCATTCACATCAATGTTAAAATCAAGTTGACCCTCAGTTTTGAGATAAGAACTTGGTCCTGCCGATTCTATACCACCACTAGCATCTAATCCAATACTAAAGAATTTTTCAGTTTCGTAGTCACCAGTTAATGTACCCCAACTAATGGTTTTACCTGTAGCCATTGATGTATTACGATTAAATACAAGATTGGCAGATGAACTTGTTGAACCAATCTCAATATCAGTAGCACCTGAAGATGATTCAATATTATTATTAACAAACTTTAACTGTCCAATTTGAAGTTGGTCTGCGCCGTTAATTTGTAACACACCATCAATAACGGTTAATTCTGCATTTAGTCCTGCATCGTTTCGATCCTGAATGAATAAAGTTCCTGGACCAATGTGAACCGATTTCCATCGTAATAGTTCAGAACCTAGAGAGTAGGTATTATCCGCAATTGGAATAATATCATGGTCATAAACCAAATTACCTGTATGTATGGAAATCGGATTGCCACCAACAGTTTCTCCATCAGAAATACTTAATGCTCCATTCAATGGATCATAAAAGATTTCTCCTGTTCTTCCAATAAACGATGCCACGTTACTATTGCCTAAATGTTCGGCGTAAATTCTATAAATTGAACTTCCCAAGATAAATCTCCCTATTCCTATATTTTTCTTAATATTTCAACAACATTAGCGTCTAATGGAATTTCAGCGACTGATACATTTTTACCATTAATTCCGTAAACTGTATCTGGCATAATATTCAAATAGGACAAAAAAGTTTTCAATATATCATAATCTCTTTCGTCTATCTTATAGAATAGTATTCTGGCCGTTGCATCGTAGCCAAAAACATTATTCAATAAAATAATGTGGTTTAGTATTAATCTTTCTTTGAGGGATTTTGTAACCTTATATCTACGAAACAATCGTTGGAGATACTTGGTACGTTTAATGTCGCTCGCAAATTCGGATACAATACAATGCGGTGAATTATACTGCTTCATCGCATAAATTAAAAAATTCTCATCATTCAAATCATCAAACATATTATACTATTCTTGTGGTGGTTGTTCTTCGCCTTCTGGATTTAAATGTTCTGTATCATCTGAAACATAGTAATCTAAATCACCCTCATTTACAACGGCGGCGAATGTGTCGTAATAACCATCCTCGCCACGACCATAACTGTAAAAGAAATAGTATTCTGAAACATCTGGTTGCATATTTATGGTGCCATCTAGGTTGGCACCAACTTTATGACCTAACTGCTGAATTGCAACAACTTCTTCACCATCGTTTATATCTTTGAATATGACATTTGGGAGAATTATGCCGTATAATGACAATACTTTAGAAGCTCTTACCCAGCCGCCATATGGACTTAAATAATTTTGACCTTCAAGTCCATCTTCCAAATCATCATTAATTTCATCAAGAGTTTCACTTAACGAACAATCAATATGTTCTTTGGAAATGGAAATGACAGCAATGCCGTCATCTCCACCTTCGGTGACATATTCACGAAAATTTAACATCTATTAAAGAATCGTGATTACGGCGTTAGCAGTTGTAACTGTTTGGTCAAGTGCAGTAGCGACAGCACGAACTTGCCAAGTATTAGCAGTAGTTGCCACAGCGTTAGCTGTTAAGGTTGTTCCTGTGTAACCTGAGAGGAAGTTTACTGTATCGGTAGAAGCATTAGCCCATACAGATCCACTATTAAACTGCCAAACATAAGTTACAGGGAAACTTGGATCAGAAGTAGCTGCAACAGTAAATGTTACAGTATTTCCAGCACCATGAATCGATGAATTACTTGCTGGTTGTGCAGTAATAGTAACAGTAGTATTTGCATATACTGTATCACCATCACCAATTATTGAACTTAAAGCAACCAAAACTTCTTCTTGTACACGACCTGCACGACCACCAGATCCAGTTGTGCGAATTACCCAACCTGTATGTACAGTACCATGTTCAACTTGAGCTTCATTGGCATCAATACCAAATAGTCCAATTGTTTCATCTGTAGTATATACATCTGGTGTGGTGTTTCCATAAAGCAATGCTACATTGACATCTGTTGGTTCAGCGTGTGTAGGATTGTTTGGTGCTATTGTTGAATTTACAGCCCAATATGGTGCGTTGGCTGCATTATCGTTATTTCCCCATGATGACATCTTTTTCTCCTTTGAATGTCTGTTACTTGTTATTTATCTTAATTCTTTTCTTGTTTTTTACCATCTGGCCGAGTGGGTCTTTTCATTTCGGGATCAATTTCCAAAGTATCCCTAGTTGAGCCAGTTAGTGTCTTACCACCAGTTAGAACTGCTGCAGCTGTTGGTGGGTTATCACCAAAACTGTCTTCCGGTTTCGTTGTTTTCATCTTCGGTTTTTTACCATAAGATGCTACAGATTTATCTTCCTTTTCAGAATCATATAACTCTTCCTTCATATTGTGATGCTTATATAAAGATTTAATTATACGAGCTGATTTGGACATTTCTGTCCGTCTACTATTTGTTTTTGGTTCTGTATTATCTGGTGCATTAGCCCCGTCAAATGAAGTCTGCGTTGGTGCTTGGCCATCTTGGAAGATATCTTCACTAAATGGTTTCATGCCACCTTTTCTCTGCATATAACCAATAAGTCCTTGAGTGCGTTTCTTGGCAATCTCATTCGATTTTTTGTGCAATTTAGCAAAAGCAGGAGAAAAATCTTTACCATGTGAAGCTGCATCTCTGTTACTTTGTGCGTTCTTCAAACTGGCTAATGAACCTGCTTTATAAGTATCTAATGCTTTTCTGGAGATTTCATCAATCTGTTCAGTTTCTTCTTTAACTTTATCAAAATGCACATCCATTCCCTTTTCAAGGTCTTTAGTGAGTTTTTTATTCAAGTAATTTAAATCTTTAGAATCTTTTTGTTTGGAAGTTTCAACGGTGTCACCTGTGTATGATGTGCCGTATTTTCCCTTATTAATGAGTCCTGTTGCCGTTCTGGTAACATCTTCATTATTCAATTTAGCCAATTGTTTCTTTTTTAACTCTATTTGACCATAATGTTGAATTGGTTTTTTCTGTTTTGGCATGCGTTTAGACCAATCGTATTTTGCAGCTTTCTTTTCCAATTCAGTTTCTTCTTTATTCATATGTGCTTGTAATCGGTCAATAGCAGAAGTCATGCCACCAGAATTCTTTTCAATGGCATCATGTTTCTTCGTTCTCGCATCAGCATCAGCACGGAACTTTTTAAGTGTAGTCATCTTATTCAAACGAGCATCTTCTTCACGGTCAATTACTCCCCGTTTGAATTGACCTTCTTGCAATTCATATTCTTCTTTTAATTTGGCAATATATTCATAATCATCCATGGTCAACATACCTTTATCACGGATATTGATTAATTTCTCAACAACCTTGTGTAAGTCCATATCCGATTTAATATCTTCCCGAGCCAATTCTAATACACGAATCAGTAAAGGAATGTCCATTGTTACAGTATCTTTTTTATCTGTTTCTTCTTGTACAGATTCAAATTGATGGTCATTCTTCCATTTCATAAATTCAGAAGATTTAGCATGAGAAATTCTTGTATCGGTACTAATAAAACGGGGATTGATACCTCTTGAATTGAGATAGGAATCCAACATAGATTCATTACTACTTTCAGCAATACCTGCTTTGGCAGACCAAGGATCATTAGGGTTTGTACCATACGTAGACGCTGGTGCAGTACCCTTAATGATTGATTTAATTTTTTTTACTATGTTGTTCATCTTCTTGCCTTATTTGACAGACATATCTTTTTTAACTTTATTCATAGCATTGCGAGCTAAATCTTTTGCACGGGACATTGGTGTATGAACTGCACCAGATTTGTCTTTAACATTCTTTGGAACATCTGCATAAGGAGGATCAAAAGGTGCATCGTCTTGGCCAGGTGAAAGTGTTTTGGCTTCGTTAGTTTCTTTTTTACCTGCTAAGAAACGACCAAAGTTTTTAATATCACCTTTCAAAGATGGTTTCTTACCTAAATCTTTTAAGTGTGATTTATCAGCAATGTCTTGGTTCTTTTTAGGTGAACTAGGAATACCATGCTCATCTTCAAAAGATTCATTAACACCAGCAGCCTTTAGAAACTTGGCATGGTCAAAACGAGGATTTTGTTGTGCAAAAATACTTGCATGGTGGTTTGCTAACTCTTTACGCTTATCAGCATTATCATGAGTTTTGATTAAATCCGCAACCAACTTAAAGTCTTTGCGTGAAACAGCTTCATCCAATCCTTCAACTTCTTCTTTTAATGTAGCAAGGTGTTTATCTAAACTAGAAAATTTATCTGTGCTATCACCTTGAGCTTTAGTTCCTTTGTGATGCCATTCACCATAACGGTTGATAGAAATCTCACCATGTTTTGGGTGTTTCATTCCAGCGCCATAAGTGGTTCTATTGAATTCCATGCCGTGTTTCTTAGCAATGTCGCCAAGATTATCACCTTCATTCAATTCAAATTCTTCAGCATGAATAGAGGCTCTTGCAGGTGTCAATTCTGGAGTAGCAGCTGCAGGTCGTGTAACACCATCACCTTTTAGTTTGACTTTGAATTTTTTGAAATCGTTATCTTTGCCACCTTCTGAACGACCAGCTAATGTATCAGTAGTAACATCAGAGGTTTCAGCGGCTTCATTTTGTTTTGTTTTAAGGCCTTCAATCAAACGAGCAGCAAATGATTCACCGTGCATTTTCTTTTCATGTGCCTCAACTTCTTCATTCTTATAACGAGGTTCTTCTTTTCCTTTAGTAGGAAGTTCAGAATCCATATTAGAGAAAAATCTTCCAGCGTGAACTTTATAGTTTCTTTTTTGACCAGTATCCTTTACATAAAGACGAGAATCTTTTTCAATATCTTTTTTAGTAGGTTCTTTTAAAGAATCAACAGATGATTTGGTTTGGTCACGGTGAGCAGCTGCAGAATTACCATAACTACCACCAAGGACTTTGGTTCCTGTTGGTGTTGGAATTTTGATATTACCGGCTTCGTCCAATTGTTGGACTTTTTCAGATTTTTCACTAATGATTAAACTAACTGCATCAATTATTGACTGGCTGATTTTGGATTTTGCAAACATTTATTGTGCTCCCTTTTTCTTTTTCTTTTTTATTTCGATACCGATGTTTCTGTTTTGGTCCTTATAGGTGTCCATGCCTTCTTTATTACTAGCCCCACCTAATACACCACCAACCCCCATGTCACAAGCACCTGGATCGTCAATGGCTTCTTTAAATTGTTTTCTAAACTTCTTAAAATCTTTTGGTTTGTCTGTATAATCATTACTTAGTGGATTTGGTGACCCACCAGATGGAAACGCTGTACTACTAGGACTTGCATTACTATATTCTTGGTCCTCACTATATGTCTGATTACCTAGTCCTGCACCACCTGTTAAACCTTGTCCTGAGGTTCTTGTATCGAATTCTGGTCCAACACCTGGTGGATTACCGATACGAGAAGCACTCAATGACCTTTTTACTTTGCCTTTTTCTTTGTCCTTGGAGAAGTTGCTTTCTTTGGGGACTGGCTTGATTTGGAACTTGGGATTGCTTTCTTCGCTGTAGGTGCGGAAGGTGTAGGTTTTGTTTCTTTTGGGGGCGTCCCACTTGATATTGTCTGCGTTGGGGTCACCGGCACGATTGTCGGCCGGGATACTGTCGAGACCGTCTGCTTTGAGGGCTGGGTTGGTTTTGACTTTAAGAAACTTATTAACTTTTTCAACATTTATTTCTTCCTTGAACAATGAAACTATTTTATCGTTTATATTTAACTTATTGTGGGTTTCTAACCAAACGGTTGCAACCTCGTTATAAGTTTTATTGTCTATAAACCTGTTGATATTTAGGTAAGTTTCAGTTATATCTTGTTCGATGGCGTCAACCGTACCTGTATTATCAATATAGACAAAATTGTTAAATGATTCGGAGAAGTGTTCCTTACTCTTTTGTGCCTGTACCCACTTATCATATCTGACGGATTCGACCATCATTCTAGATAATTTGGTATTTCTTTCTTGACTGGCTTCGTTTGTGGTATTAACAAATACCATCATAGTATAATAACCGAGGTCTTCCAGTTCTTCTTTGATATGGGAGATACGATTAAAGTCATCGGCCGGACCATTGATGATGAGTGGTCCACGATTCCTTATAGATTCTCTACGGAAATCACTAGTCTTTTCTGATAGTTTCTGTTTGTCTGCAAGGTACTCAAAGGCCTGCACGGAATTTAATTCTACTGCCTTTGATTCAGCAATGGCTTCACGGATTACAATATCTTTACCCGAACCAGGTCCACCCGTTACAAAAATTGCTTTGAACAAACCACGGTCAACAGATTCATGTACACCCATACCTTTACGGACATCATGGTAGAGTTCTTTTGCATGGTGTTCAGGAACATGGCCAGGAACACCTTTCTTAAATTCTTTATAGTTACCCGTTGAAGCATGGTGCCTCATTTTAGAACCAGACATACCTTCGGTACCTTCAGCATCAGGATCACGATGGCCTGCGGAATGTACAGTAATCTTTTTGAAGTGATACTTACCATGAGAAGATTCTACACCATTATATTTGTGTAATATATGATGCATTTCTTTAACTCGGTCAGAACCGACAACCATATGAAGGTGAGTTACACCTTTTTTATGCAATTCAGCAGCATGGTGCAAGACCGATGGATGTTCTTTGGAGGAAGATTTGAAAGAAGTTTCTGGTGAATACCTTTTTAAGTGTTTTACTTTTTGTTCACCACTTAATGGATTCTTCTTGGCATCTTGTGAATGTGATACCACGACAGAATGAGAAGCATTATGTTTAGCGGCAACATCTTTAACTTTATCTACAAGTTTCAAGTGACCGGATGTAGGAGGATTCATGCGACCAAAAGTCATTGCATGATGCTTTTCAGCTTTTGCTTCCTCTCTTAGTAACTCTGAAAATGATTTCATTTACGGACTTTTAATAGATTCTGTTTAGCAAACTCAGCACGATTGACAAGTTTAGTTGGTTCATTATCATGGTGTACCACAAAACCTTCAGGTTTAGATTTCTTACCAGCAATGTGGTGTTCATATCTACCTTCATGAGTTTCTAAAGATTTAACCAATGCATTTTTTGCTTGGTGTAAATGATGGTGCATTGAAAATAAGTTACCATAATGTTCTTTATTCTTTTCAACATGAGCAATCTGTTTCTTACCTTCACCAGTTTTTTCAGACTTGGATTTTTCGGTAGAAACCTTTGAAGCCATTTTTTCATGTTGTGAGTGTAGGTGTTCTTTGAAACCTTTAACACTTGGTACTTGGTCGTGGCGAACAGTATGATTTACATATGTTGATAAATGACCAGTTTCTCCACTATGTTTTGGATGAACAGCGTCATACATCTTGTGGCCATGTGTGTCATGAATTTCTTTGGCAGCAGTCATATGCTTCTGAAATGTCTTTTCATTCTCAGCGGAATGTTTTACTTTACTTGTATCGTGTTCTGCACCGTGAATGTGTACATCCGGATGTTCTTTAAATTTACTCATATCCACATGAGGTGTGGTATGTTTCATATCATCACTATATTGCGTATGAACGGCAACACCAACCTTGGAGTGCTTAACCTTTTTGGCCTCATCACCATGAGCAGTATAAGTGATTGTATTTGGAGTAAAGGAAACATCACCTTTTGCCTCTACAATGTAACCTTCAGATAATTTTTCACTACCAGCATGATGTAATAAGTCGCCTTGATAAACACCATGTTTTGGTGCCACTTTAGGTAGATGCTTTAATGCGTGTTTGAGTGCAACGGCTAAACCAGGAGCATGACCATGATTTCTATCAATGTCTTTTTCTGTATGATTAATCTTTGGATTTTTATTGAAGGCAGATTTTGTTGCAACAAAGAATTTACCATTCTTAGGATGATGGCCAAAAACTAGTGAAGGTGAACCATCATACTTTGTTGTTAGATTAGTGTTGTTGTGGCCGCCAGTAATATGTGCATGAACTTTAGTTAAAGCAGCGTGTGCGTGTTCAAATCCTGCATGGCCATGCATTAATGGTCTATCTTCTGCATGATGAATATGCTTAAGTTCAGAACCTTTTTCGGCTTCTTCCGTTAGGAATGACTTAAATGATAACATGATTTTCCTTTTGATTTGCAACACACTTTGGTTGCCAGTTGCTTATTTATACAACATCCATCTTTTCAACCACAAAGATTAGAAAGATTGGGTTAGATACATAGTCGCAGAATTATTGGATTTTTGATGCAATAACCGTTAAAATGTTCGGATAATTATCTACTGGTTTCCGAACCTTATCCTCTGCGTTACCAACATAGATTATTTTGTATCCAGATTGGATTAGTAGATTGATTAGTCCAGCTGAATCGAAATGATGAATATGTTCATTTTCTCTACGATGTTTCCATTTTCTAAACCACTCTGGACCGAGAGATTCATGAAACCAAGGTACCGAAATGACAAAATGGTTGGCTCGTTTGGACTTTAGAAACTTGACCAGATTGCGTTGGGGTATGTGTTCAATACAATCATAGAATGTCATTACATCAACTTCTAAACTGTCTGGAACGACTGTCCTTTTAGATCCCAACGGTACAGGATAGTCTGATATGTCATAACCATAAACATCTTTACCATTACTGACACAATGCTTCATAAAAGCACCATTACCATAACCATAGTCACAAATACTATCAAAATCACCAATTGTATTTTGAATAAGATTGTATCTTAATTCCGACATGGCATCATTGGTACCATAGGTGTCGTAGCTGTTTTGAGAATATGAAGCACTATAATCAGGTGATGGACCTGTAAGATTTCTCTGAAACCAATGGCCTGCGGTTAACTGTGAATAACCTTCAATCATGCTTTTTCACCAACAACCATAAATGAATTCAATAAATCTCGTTCAGAATAAAATATGTTTTTATATCCTCTATCGGTCATATAATCAATGATAGTTTCGGGAACAAAGGAATGAAGATGTTTACGATTATTCCATGGTCTCCAATATTCTTGACTGTAATGTGGTAAATAAAGAAATAATATTCCCCCATTATGAACTCCAACTGTTCCGTCTTTATTGAGTGTTTGATATGGAATTTTTAATTTTGAAGTCCAATAATCTAAAGCATCAACCCAATTTGGTAAATGTTCCAAACAATGGCTTGAGAAAATATAATCTACTTGATTTTCAGGAAGATTATAAGCATCCCATCCATCATTAAACAATAAATCAATTGCTTGAGCACCAGGAAATGCCCATTCTAAACGATTACATCCAATATCGTAACCTACACCTTGACAAAATTTCTTTGCAAAAGGAATAGCATATTGTGCTGCATTACCTTCTCCTTGAATTGCAGGATAAATTTTATTTTTATATTCAATTGTTTTCATATTCCATTTTCTTCAAAATCGCCAAGATATAATAATTTAGATTTTCTATTTCCATAGAAGTGTTTTTGAAATGATGCTTCGATGGGCTTATTGTCCCACATTCTTAAATCATCTGTCCATAAAACCAATTGATCCACATTCATCAAATCGGCCATTACTGCCGTACCCGTAAATGCCGAAATGAATGGTTTGTTACAATGTTTGATAATGTAAGCATTTTCCATCAAAGGTCTATTATAATCTAAAAAGTGTACATTGTCAAGATGTGATAGTGAACCGGACGCTCTTCTACCATCAATAAGTGGGCCAGCCCATCTATCACCCACATATCGTTTATCACCATCTACAGGTAAATCTAAATCTTCCACTTGTAATACAAAATCATCATCCACTTCAAATAACATACGATAATGGTCATTAACCCAATTCTCATAACGGCAAGTTTCTGTTGGCCGATTGTTATTCTCTTTATCTTCTCTGGTAATAGAACTCAATGAAATACCTTCATAATTCATAATAATGTATTCATCATCAAATGTAACACTATTGATACAATCTTGATATTTAATAAATTCCTTGAATCCATTAAATCGTTTCATTTCACCACGAACCAACAAATCAATTTTTTCATTTGTGTATTTTGATAAACCGGATAATACAGGAAATGCGTTTAGGAAATCTCCAATATTAATGGTGTGTCTAATTTCAACTTTCACTTTGATATTCCTTAAATATAATAAATGGGTCTGATTCTTTGATTGGATGCAATTCAAACAATTCTGGTTTTTGTAGATAAGACATCAACATCAATGTTTGGTCATCATCAATTAAATTGTTCTTTAATAATTCATTGACACTATGGTGAATTAATGCTTCTAATGTTGGCCACATTTCTTTACCCGCAACAATCATAGATCCGTGCATATGTACAATATTATTTGCGATAATATCTAAGATGAAGCTTCCATCATAATCACGAACATTGAAAAAATGGATTTTATCTTTGGTAAAAGGATATTGCCATTTGGTAACATCGTTTGTTGTAGAAGGTTCACGGCAATAACCAAAATCTAACCAAGCAACCAAATCTGTTGGTACATGGCCTAATTGTATGGCCTTATTTACAAAGGTTGATTTAAGTGCATTGACCAATACATAATCAGCATTCCAATATTCAGGATTACGAATTTGTGATGGACTTATTTGTTTTAAATATTCTGGATCTTTTTGTACTTTAGAGATTGAATCCCTCAGTTCTTGGAAAGAATTAGGAAAATCAACCACAAGAATTTCTGTTGGTCTATCTTGTCTTAGAAATTTAATATCAGCAGCTAACTCTTTAGAGGTAAATACAACAATCTTGTTTTCGAGTTTGGCCATGTGGCCAAATCTTTCCAAATAAGTTTCAGTTGTTCGGTGTAGATAGTGTGGTAATCCTTTATCAGGAGTCCAATCTCCACGGCCAATGTCGAAGAAGGCAGTTACAATAGTGATATCATTCATATTAATAATAATTTTTAAAGTTGTGAACTAGATTGTATTCAGGTGGAATAGTAGATAGGTCGAAAGGAATCTTTGTTGGCCAGATATTATAGAACCTTGGATTCTCCGTTAAATCTTTACCACATAACAGATAAAATACTGTCATATAAGAATCCATCCACCCAAGAGTGGGATAAAAGTTATCTTGAATCGTATCAATGTGTGTAATCAACCAAGAACGGACACTATCATAGTTTTCTAAAAAGGTGGAAGTCTTAAAAAAAGAACCACCACCTGTTGTATAGTAATTCTTTTTGGGAACTACACCAGAATAATCAACAATCATATCTACTAGTGCTTGCGGAAAAGCAGGCACTTGACCTGGATATTGCAATACATGGCCAACCATTTCCCATTCAGGTTCTAAATGAATATCTGATAATATCACAACATCATCTTCCATCATTGTAAAGAAATCAGTATTCATTTCTTTGACACCTTGGTGTAATCTATCCAACCATTCAATTGCTTTATCTTTACGATAACCAAAAGGTTGCGTTTGTGGACCCAAAGTCCAATTATGTGGCTGGTAAATGCAATTATATTGTTTGGTCATCGATTCATAACCAGAAACATTGTCGGTAGAAATAACAATCGGTGCATCAGGATAAAACTTTCTAATACTACGAATCATAAATTCTGTTGCATTAGGATGAGTATTGGCGTGGTCGTAAAATCCGATTGTAGGTTTCATAATTAAAAATTAGGTTTTAGATATTGTTGTTTGGGATATAAATCATTTATCATTCTTCGTTTTAAATCTTCGATATAGTTGTCTGATTGATGTTTTTCCAACCAACTGGTGGCAAGTTCTTTTGTTACATTTTCATATTCTACAAAATTATTCAAATTATCAACCGGAATATGAATAACAAATAATTGTTTTCTTGTTCCTGATGTATCACCTTCAGTTAAGGTACAACAAAGAAGTGTTCTAATTTCATAGATAACATTTTTCTTACCATCAAGTTCATTGTGAACACCAAATGCATCAATTTCAAAATCAAAAGTTATATTATCCATTATGTTCTAAAGGTAATTAAATCTTCAACACCATATTTTTTTTCAAAATATTGTTTCATTTCGGGAACACGGTCATATTGGTGAACAATACAGTATGGGTCAGCTGTTGCACCAGTAACAACCACATTATCTTTAAATACAGGTCTTGGTTCTAATAGATGTGGACCAAATTGTTCCAGTTGGTCTGGTTTATTAGTTACATGGAGATTACAAGTCCATCCATCCGCCAGATGAGCCCAATGGGTATATTTTCCATCATTATAGGGAAACAAATTTAAAAGTATATTATATGCGGCTTGGTCTGCAACCCAATCAGCTCGATTAGATGACATATGATATAACATAGCACACAAATCACGGATATGTTCAGAATAACCAGCAAGTGTACCTACATTATAAACAGGTGTTTCACTAACTTGGTCTAAAAAATATTGGCCAAAACAAGTTTTAATATTGTCGTGATTCCATTTTTCGTTTTTGATTTGGATTGCTTCAGAAGATGCCACAATATACGGACCATTAATATCCAAAACATTTTCCAAATATTGACTTGGATTATCTTGAAAGACCACATCACGAACATCAGTCGTGATTACATAACGATAATTTTGGTAATTGTGTAACAGATATGTGTAGATATGTAGAAATCGTTCCATGTGAAACATCATGTTACTTGTTCCACCGGGTTGTATTACTTGAAAACCAGAATCTTCGATTTTCTTAACTGTTTCGGTTGTAGCATTAAGAGCAATGAGAACTTTATCACCTTTGAAACCACATTGGTTGATAGATTCAATCCAAGGTTTTATCTGGTTGTAATTATAATTCTTAAATGCACCAATTATGAGGTCTTTTTTTGCCATGGTAATGTTCCATTATATTTTTGTTTCATCACTTCATTGTTATGTAAGAAGAATTCTTTTTGTACTGACCTCTCGGTATTTCCTGTACGATAATTAAGAGTATACAGGTAATTGGTGTCGTATGTCAAGTTATTTTGACGGAGAACATGAACCAACATTCTATCTACTTCTGGTACACCTGGTTCTCTGGCTTTACGATACCAAATTGGTGTTAATTGTAATGCGATGTTTTTAGGTAAGAAATAACAACCCACATCGACAAAATAATCTTGTTCACCCAAGCAAGAAGGCCATTTTCCTAAGGATTCACAATCATCATTACACATATAATTACCATCTTTATCGGTAATCTTGCGTAGTGAAAATGCCCATTGATTACCTGCCTCGATGGTTTCCATTAGTGATTCAACATGGTCTGGTTCTAACCAGTTATCTTCATCCAAGAAACATACATATTCACCTTTGCAAAGATAGATGGATGCACCGTAGATTCGGTGGCCATTGTATCGGTCTGTTCCTGTTGCATAGGGTAATTCAATAACATCCAAACCAGGATAATCTTGTAGAATTACATGAGCTTTAGGATGAACACCATCAACCACCACAAGGTGTTGTATATTTTCGTATGTTTGGGATTTTACAGATTGGATTGCTTGCCTGAGGTAATGCGCTCCCGTGGTGGGAGTAATCACAGTCACTAATGGTTTCATAATTATTCTCTAGTCAGTTTTAGTATCTTCTCAATTTGTTTTTCTATTGCAGGTTTACGATTTGGCCAATATATGTATTCTTTATCTCCGGTCGAATGTAGTTTAGTGAGAAAAGGAACAATCATATTTTCCAATTGTTCCAATCTTGATTTATAATCTACAACCATATTCTCAACAGGTTTGGTAACCTTGTTTACTTCATTGGCAATACGAGCATTATAATCTTCTTCACTTACTGCGGAGAATCCAAAGTCATCTTCTTGTGTGGCATATTGTTTTGCCAGTTTATCAAAATCAATCAATCCCATAAATTACCTATGCGCTATATTTAATAAAAATACTACTATTCTTTGTTGCCGAAGAACCATAACCAAATAACCATTTTGTTATTGCAGATTGTTTCTTTTCTTTTAACATTGTATAACAGAAATCTATTCCTATGTATTTTGACATCCACCAGACTTGGTCTTTTCTTTGAGATTTTTTAGCCTCCATAATTAAATCCTCAACTTTTGCTCTGGATCCAGATAATTCTTTAAACATCGTTGCAAATTTTTTAAATGTTGCATCGGAAGGTTTTGCAATTTGCGATTGAAAGTCTTGAGGAAACATTAATTTTCCTCTTGTTATTCCTGAATCAATAGCAGATTGCATTACATTACCACCACCAATTTTTCCACCAGCAGCAGTTTTACCTTTGATTTCTCCTTGCCAAGAACTAGTTACTGGTCTACTGGAGAAATTTCTTAATTGTATTTCACCATCTTTACCTGAAGATTTAAATTGAATGTATATATCTTTTGAATCAAACATATTTTGACCTAATTTTATTCCAGTATATATTGCATTAGGAGGTTTTCCATTATTAAAAATTTCTGCATGGGGCGAACCTTTAGGAACTTTTTTAAGTGAAATTCCGATTAAATTGGTTTTTGCAAATTCATCATAAATGTATCCATTGTAATCTTGCAATGAATCCCAATCCGATTTAAAAATAAATCCTTTTTTTACCATCCAAATGTCTGCGGGATTCCATTTATCATCACCGACAATTCCACTAACTTTTCTAAATTTACCAAATTCAGAATATATTTGGCCAACTAATTTTCCACCACGATGAAATGTAAATTTTTGTGAAGAACTATCTGGAACATCATGAAATATTTGATTAGCTGTAACGATAACACTATGAAACCAATCGTCATCTAAACTTTTTAAACAAGAAGGTAAACTTCTATCACAATTGGCATCACCTATTGTTTTATCTGTTATTTGAGAAATGTCTGATAAACTTGTGCCCAAATATTGTCTTGTCGCACAGGCATAAGCTTGTAAACATTCTGCAAGAGCGGTTACCTCCGAACCTGCACCGGAACCCATTACTGGAGCTTGATTTACTTTAGTTGGAATTTTCATTTAAATACTCATAAGTTGTTTTTGGAGTATTTATTATACACATTTACCGGATAATGTCAATATTTGCACCATTTGTCCACACTTCTAAATCGGTACGAATACGACCTTCTCTTTGGAGTGTTTCAAAACGATTGGACGCTTTGTTTTTCCACCATGCAATAATGTTGTCAAACTCAAACTTATCATAGTTTTCATCTTTAATCAACACATCTGCTTTTCCGTTAACCACATCAACATAGTTCTTAAAACCATAGTTGGAAGTATAATACCTTTTCTTTTCGGTTAACTTCTTGGCATTATCAATCATTTCGTTGAACTTTGCCAGTTCTGGTGTTCCTTTTAATGCCATTTTGACCATACTGATAGTTTTCATTGTGGCCTTTAACTTCTTACTGGAACCCTCAGGATCAACCAAATCTTCACCTGTCTTTGATTCGATATACTCTTTCATCTTACGATAAGAATCACCGTCCATCATCGGAATGAAGTTACTGTCGGTCAATCCTCTGAATCTGATATAAGGTTTCATACCATCATATTGAGATACCGTTTTGGAACTACCATATAAACTGGTGGTTTCAAACAGGCATAGATTCATATTGTATTTCTTATTCAATACTTCACGGATGGTATGTGAACAACAGATTGCAGCCAAGAGTTTACCACCAAGATAATTGTAACCAAACGGTTGTGCTGGTACAATAGTGAACCCCATAATTGTGGTATTATTGAATGACTTTGCAAAACCTGGAGTTTGGGAAAATACTTGTTGAAGTAATTCATTTCTTGGTTTCATATTGATAACAGGAGAACCAAGACGGATGAATCCCAAAATCTTATTTGAATTCTTTTCATTGACCGCAAACTTCACACTTCTACCAGGAATTGAGGAAGGAGTAACGTGAGAGGAGATTACACGAATGTAATCGTCCCAACGAGAACTGTCCATTTCCATTAATTCAATATCCATATCTTTTGGGTGCATGGTGAAATCAGAAAATAAATCTTCCTCAAGGCCACAACCGGGTAAGGTGGTTGGCAACGCATCAATTTGAATCATTTTCTGACTACGCATATATTCATCAATGCGGTCAAAATTACTAAAATAATCATGCAATAGATTTGCACAATATAAAGCATCTTCTTTTTCTAATTTCATACTTTGAATCCATCAAATGATTTTTTAGGGTGTTGAATTTTATTATGCGAACCAACATGGCCAGCATCTGCAAGGCCTTGTTGTGCTGATTGTTCAACATCAAATAATTTCATCTTGGCTCTATCCACACCAATTGTAAATCGTTTATGGAATGTTGGGTCGTTATATCTATTTTTTAATTGTTTCACCATCATCTGGCCAAGTTCTTCCAATTCTTCGGAAGAAATCAAAGCAAACATCAAATCGGCGGTTGCAGGCAACCCGAAACTCTCACTCGTATCCTCCAAGCCAGGATCAGACGATGTGAATCCGCTTCTGGTAGTTTGAGTAGCAGATACAATAGGAACATTACATTCAACCGCAAGACCCCTAAGTTCTTCTGCGATGGACTTAACGTAAGTGTAAGAGTTAATATTCGCCCCAGCCTTGATACGAGAAGAACAACAGATATTAAGATAATCCACAAAGATAATGTCAGGCACGAAAGACCTTTTGAGATTGAGTTCATTTAATAATGTCCTGAAATGGATAGCTGAAGCAGCTGCTGTTGGATATTCTTTGATAATGAGTTTGCCGGTACACTTCTCACGGACACGAGCGACCTTCTTATCATATAAATCTTTGGGTAATTCCGATAAGTCACCAATGTCAGTATTCAAAAGGTTTGCATCAATACGTTCTGCAATCTTTTCTTCCGACATTTCTAGTGTGATGTAGAGAACATTCTTACCTTGTACCATAGCACTTGCGGCCACATGACACATAAACAAACTCTTACCAACACCCGTTCCAGCCAACGCAATATTGAGTGTTTTGTTCGGTAATCCCCCTTTTGTAATCTTGTTAAAATAGTCCAAGTCAAAGGGAATTCGTTCTTCTTTTCTATGATAAAAATCATAACGCTGGTCAGAATCATCAAGGTAATCGTGTCCCACTGAGTTATCAAAACTAATTGCTAAAGCATCCGAGAGTATTTTGGGAATCTGACCTTTATCATGCGCTTTGTCCTTACCGTCCAGAATTGAAATAGACCCCAATACAGCGTTATAAATGGCTTTCTCTTGGCAGAATTTTTCTGTTTTATCGACAAGCCATGGTATTTGAGATTCTTCTGATTTAGCCTTCTCAATTTCGTCAAGGTAAGTTTCACATCTTTGTACTTCATCAGACGTAAGATTACGCCTCTCTTTGACGGCAATAGAGATAGCTTCAATTGTGGGTGTTTTATTATATGTTTCGGTAAAAGAGGTGATTTCATCATATAAAGTTCTCTCAACACTATCCGAAAAATAATCTGTTTTTAGGAATGGTAATACTTTCCGTAAGTAATCATCATTGTAAATCAGATTCTTTAGTATCGTTTGTTCCAGCTTCATCAATAACTTCCTGCTCCATATTTGAGCTCATAATTTCTACAAGTAAATCACCAAGATAATTCTTAAAATCTGCATCCTTTTCCAACTTCTTTGGTTTCGCCACGGTGGATTCTAACACATCGTAACCAAAAAGTAAATAGACAAGGTCATTCTTTTCCTCAAATTTTACTTTACCATACTTAAAAATGGTATCTTTATATTGCCCATCCAGAAGTCGGATGTGTACCGCAGCCGGATCATTTTTTGGATAAATGTAACAATAATCAAGGCCTTCAATCATCTTCCACTCCGTTTGAAGTAACAACATCATCAAAAATATTTTCAGAACCACCTTGCATAATGTCACCGGCTGCAATTTGGTATTTGCTTTGTACTGATTCTTGGAACTTTTTGTTTTTAAGAATTGGCATCCAGAAATCAGCAGTATCGGTTTCTTTAATACGATACTTTTTATCTTCTATAACACCATCCTCGTCCACCTTTGAGTACCAACCATTAGATGGTTTAACAACAAATCCACTATCAATTGCAATATCAAGTAACCCACTCCAACGGCTAATGCCACCATCATGACGAACAGTAACAGGGATTTTAGATTTTTCTCGGACATATCGGGACTTCTCCACATTAATAATAAAGTTATATCCAACAACTTCAGTACCTTCTTTTTCTTGCTGGCGCCCAATAACAAAAATGTTATCGGCAGAATAGTATGAACCTGTTCCACCACCAACGATTGCTTTAGGAAACATACCAATTTCCATGTATGTGTGATTTACTACAACCATTGGAATATCTTTAAGATTCAAATGAGGAGTTACCATACGGAATAAAGATTTGACTGCTTTGGCTCTCGACATATCACCAACAGTTTTACCATCAAGTGCATCATTCACTTCTTTAATGGATGCTAAGTTACCAATTGAATCCACTACAATGATGAGGTGTTCACCCCGTTCAACTTGATTCAGCTGTTGCATGATATCAATTTTTAATTGTTCAATGTCAGTAAGAGGTGTATGTAAAACTCTGGAGGTATCAATACCAAAAGAATCAAAATAAGACTGAGGAGTGCCAAACTCCGAATCATAAAAAAGTAACGCTGCATCAGGATATTTGTCCAAGTAAGATTTGGCCATCAACAATGAAAATGCTGTCTTGAAATGTTTGGATGGACCTGCCCACATTGTAAGACCTGGTGTTAAACCACCATCTAATCGACCACTTAATGCCACATTGATAATGGGCACCGAGGTGGGAATCATATCTTTGTTTGTGAAGAATTTTGATTTCGACAGAATAGCCGAATCTTTAATACTACTATTTTTTTTAATTTTATCTAAAATGCTCATTTATTTCCCTTTTCACGAAATGCCAATTCAGCATCATAATCATACTTAGGTTCTAATTTTTTAACCGGTTCTTCACGATAAACACCTTCGGCTATATGTGTTGTTATCTTTTCTTCCTGTGGCATTGACGCCTCGACTGTAGTGATGTTTTCTTTTTTGATTTCAATCTTATCACTCTCCCGTTTTTCATCTTTTTGAATTGCTTCGTTATACAACTCAACAGGTTCAGATACCGAAACGGGAATTGAAACTTCTTCTTTCTCATCTTTTTGCCTTAAAGAAATATTTCCTGCTATCAATAATAACACAGCTAGAGGGTCAAATACAAGCATAATCGTAAAGATTACCAATCGAACGGCTTTATCTAATGCACCATCACCTGTACCAAAGAACATATCTGCCACATACTTGATTGGTCCAACATCCGCATTTAATTTATTTTCGGATTTTAATAGAGGCAATCTTTGTTTGTTTATTGTGGTAAGTTCTTTTTGTGTCGTTTGTATTTGTCTATCAATACTCGCAGATGCCGTTTCTGGATTACCAGCCCGTTTCAACAAGTAATCTAATCTTTCAGTAGCATTTTTCTCTTGTTTGTTTAATACTTTTAACTCAGCAGAATTAGCACCAGAATCTAATGTAGAATCAATATGTGATTTGGCCAAGAAACCAAAAATACCCATTGATGTGAGTAACATTAAAACGACCACAGCAAATACCAAATATGTTTTTAATAACTTAGGTGCAACTTTCCAATTACGATATAACCAAGAGGCAGTAACCAACTTGGCAAATTCCAAAGTAGAACCCATAAACACGACAGGCCAAAAAGCACCTGCAAATATTAATGCTAATCCTAATACTGAATAGTATGCAGCCATTCCCGATAATAGAAATGCTGCTAGAAATGTTAAGTACATCATGAGAAGAAATCCTCTATCGAACTAGTTTTTTCGGTAGACCATTTCATACAATCTAAAATAACTTTAATAGGTTCTAAAAATGCCTTATCAAACTGCATATCGTAATCAATATACTCTTGTAGATTAAATTCTTTAGGTAAACGAGATGGATATGATATGACCGTATCCTTAAATGGATTAGGCATCTTTAGATAAGTGAACTTGACTTTCTCACCTTCTTGTATCAATGGATACTTTTTGGTAAGTTTCATCACCTTCAAATTATGATTGTAATGAATTGCTCCTTTTACATGGATTGGAGTACCTTTCTTATACAAGGTCACCGGATCCGAATAATTATTTAGGCCATTTAGGCCACGGGGGAAGGAGATTTCTTCTACGGGTAAGGTTTTGAACTCTGCTCTAAAGTCTGCAATAAAGGTGTGTATATCTTCCTGTGTTCCATTCACCATTAGTTTAATGGCTTCTTTCATTTTCTCACGAATGGCAGATGGTGTGGAAGATTTAATCATCTCCAATCCCATTACCTTCATTTGGGGTTCATTGTATTGAACGCCTTCGTTATTATATACATTCAGAATATATCGTTTCTTGGCAGTCCAAATACCTTTATCCGAAAGACCTTCTCGTTTCATTTGCATCTTCTGGTCATATGCGTGGACATATTTGGCCAATTCATTGTATGACACATCAATATAAGGTTCAAGTTTTTCCTTACAGATTTTATCCATAAGTGAAATGACTTTTTGTTTATCTGATTTATCTTTAATGAACTTGTCAACCAATTCACCCATACGGAGATAGATTGAATCTGTATCTGATGCGATTACATAATCTACATTTTCTGAAACAAGAATCTTATTCATCCAAGCATTAATCTTGGCTTCAATCCACCGAATACTTAATTGTCCAGCAGTTGTAACAGCAAGAGCCATACGCAAGTCGTAAAACCTAAAATACTGGCTTCCCAAAGCACCATATGCTGAGTTAAGGGAGACCTTTTTAGCCAATTGAAGATTGTCATACCGAGCGATTCGTTTTTCGATATCATATTTTTTGGAATCATCCTTTTCATGTTCATATTCCTGTTTTGCTTGCAACATCATCTTCTTAAACTTCTTACGATCCTCATACATTTCTTCCATCATCTTAGGTAAGAAACCTTGATGGTCGGTTCTGAAGAATTGACCATTTGGAGTAAGTGTTGCATTTTGAAGTTTGGACAAATCAACTTCTTTTGCCAACATCTTATTAACATGAACTCCAGAAGAAATAATCTCACGCATTTCTGGTGTATAGTTTTCGGGTTCAATCAGAGTTTCTGGAGAAACGTTATACTGCATCATAAGGTGGGGGTAAAGTGAATTTAGGTCAAAGCTGGCGACATAATGGTGCATACCAACTTGAACTTCTTTAACATAGGCACCTTCAAACATTCCATCTTTTTCTTTGTGAACTTTAGGTGGAACAATGATATTATCTTCCAACAAACGATTATATGTCAACGCATCCCACATACGAGTTTGTGCAAACACATCTTCATAGTTTGTTTTGGTATCATATGCTAGAGTATAAGCCAACTCTAATAGTTTTAACTTATCTTCCAAACGAATAATCAATTGAACGTCTTTGATGTTATATTCAATAAACTTTTGAAAATTCAAACGATAGAGTGAGTATAGATTATCATATTCATCATAAGAGATTTTACCTTCACCCAATTCAACCTGTGCAATAGCATCTAAACGATAAGATTCTTGTGACTTACCACCTGGTGCATACCATTTGTATAGTTCTATGTAATCTAATGAAGCAAGGCCTGAAATCTTATACTCAATCAATTCACGACCATTAATTGTGGTCTTACGTTCGTAGATATTATTCCATGGAGATAATTTCTTGGTTTCATCTTCACCAAGAATTTTACGAAAACGATTTACGAGATAAGGTATATCAAAGAACTTGGTATTCCAACCTGTGATGGTGTCTGGTGTCTTTAACTTCCAAAGTTCCATGAATCGCTTGCAAAGTGTATATTCATCTTTACACTTCACATAGATTTCTTCGCCTTGTTTTTCGTAAATACCACAACCAAACACATAAGTCGGTCCATGTAAATAGGTAATACAAATTGCGGTGATAGGTTCATTGGCTTCGTAAGGATCAGGAAATCCATTTTCGGAACCCACCTCAATATCGACTACGGCAGTTAAAATCTTTTCTTCGTCCCAATCAACCATGCCTTTATGGTTCTCACCGATATAAGCATATTCAAAAGCGGAGTTACCATAGATTTTAACACCACTAGATACACCATCGAATTGTTTGATGTAATCTCTGGCTTCACGAATGCCACCAAAGATTTTTTGGTCGAGGTAATCACCATCCAAACTTGTGATATGTGTTATTCTTTTAGAAGGAACATAAAGTGAAGGAGAATATTCAATTCTCTGTTTTACTCTTTTTCCATCAATGACACCACGATAAAGGATGTTATTACCTGATACTTGAACATTTGTGTAGAAAAAACTCAATTTAGCCTGTGATTAGTTGTTTTGCTGGTGGAAGAACAATACCAGAACCAAAGATTTGGTTGTAGTTGGTAATAAAATCTTCCGCTGGAACATAGGAGTATACTACATTTCTCTTAGCTAAGGCAATAGTTGCACCTGATTTTTGTTCAGAATGAATTGGGAATGGTGAAAAACCAACAGAAGGTTGGCCATCTTTACCACGAACAGTAACGATACCAACGGGATTAATTAATACAAATTCGGTATCCGATTGAGATTCGATTTCACCGAGAACATCTTCTCCAGTAATTAATTTTAGTGCTAATACTTCCATAATAGTTTTCCTTTGATAAAATAATAATCCAATTGACAATTATACTATACAATGCATTTAATGTCAATCATTATTGGTGGTAGGTATACATTATTATTTTCTTAATGAAGAACTTATGTTGGAAGTATCGAAATATCCATCGGTGGAAGAACATAAACTATTACTACGAGAATATGTTAGAAAGATTGGAAGAAGGAAAGCCCGATAATTGGGACGGTACTTATCGAGCCACTTCTAAGTAGTTAAGCGTAAGTGTCAAAAGAAGAAGCTACTTCTTCATGAACACACTCACCATCTTGATTGTAAATACGGACTCCATCATTGTCAAACGATGAAGCGTAGATAGCAAAATCTTTAGCTTCTTGCAATGATTCAAAAGAATTGGTGTAGGTGGTTAGTGTTCCGTTAACCCAACGATGGCGTTTTACGTGGTGATGCGACATTCTTATTCTCCTAAAAAAAGTATTTATTCCAGATTTTTTTCGTATTATTTGTATACATCTTCAATTTATATTGATTTAGTTTTGCATTAATTTGCGGGAAATAATATGTCCTCAACAATGTATCACTAATATCTTTACTGTCTGTCGGATCAGCATTAAACAATTCGGTTGACCATGGAATTTCTTTACTTCCAACCAACGGCACACCTTGACTGGTCAAATCTGCACCAACAATATTAAATGTTTCAGAGAAGTTACATTGCATACCAATATCCATAGATGCACAAAGTTTTAAGAATTCTTCTCTCGGTGTCCATTGATGATTTATCAATTGATATTTTTCAAAAGGAAGTTGTTGAAATAAACCTCGTAGATTATTTTTAACTGAATCGCCTTTCATTTCAATACGACCAGCATTAACATGAAATCTTAATTTTTTACCAATTCTGTCAGCAAAATCCATAGCACCAAAGACTTGAACTAAGTGATTTTTCAATGGACGGATTGCACCAAAACAGGCAACATCAATCGTATCTTTGTTTTTATCAAATGGTTTATGTACAAAATTTTGAGGATAATAATTTGGTAAATAAATTGTTTTTTCTTTACCAATATAAAATTCAATTTCTCTCAACATTCTTGGCGCATTACAAGCAATAATAATATTCTTGAATCGTGCATATTCAGCAATCCAATCCATCGCCATTCCTTCTCCTGCCATAAAAGGCATTTCGGAATGTAGGCGAATAATCCATTTTACATTTGGATGTAATTTTTGAAGAATTGCAAATTTGGTAGGAACAACCCATAATGCTTCGATGATTACATGGGTTGGTTTATATTGATATACTTCTCGGTCAATTGAATTATTGTCGGGAACAACAACCATTTTTGATTCGAATCCGGAATCAATCATCATGTCGTTCATAAATTTGGCTGAATTATATAAGCCTGTGCTTAGGCCAATATTTGAATGTAAAGTAGCGCTATAATCTTCTCGGCGTTTCAGTATGAATAATAGTTTGGACATGATGATATCAAATTATGGGATTAAAATTTTATTTATACAATCCTAATGTGACAAAAAAATTACAAAACTTAACGACCTCGGCCGGCTTTCCTCATTACAGTTGGCTTAGGAACAAATTTTGGTTTGTTAATTTTAGGAGCAGGTCCTACTTGTTTAAGTTGACGAACTTTTTGTAATTGTTCTTCACGAAATTTTTTATCTTCCGACATGAAATCTCCTTATTGGTTGCGGAGGATGGATTCGCACCACCGACATCCGGATTATGAGTCCGGCGCTCTTCTACTGAGCTACTCCGCGCTAACTTTTAACCGTAAATGAAAACTACATCATCAATTGGAACAACATAGGTTTCATCTTCAACCTTTACTGCTTTATTCCAATTTAAAAGAACTTCATCACCAATTGCAACTTCATCAACCTTAGGTCCAAGAGCAATCACTCTTGCTCTATCTGGACCTTCAGCAGTTTTTAAAATTAATCCTGATGCTGTAGTTTTTTCTCCAGCAACTCTGGATACAATAATGTTGTCACGCAAGGGTTTCATAATTTACCTTCTATTAAAATATACAATTTATTTATACTAGTCATTATTGAGAATACTGTTTGGTGTTTAAGAGCCGTGTAGTAGTTAGACGTTTAAGGTCATCTCTTTCGAGCCTTGCTACCGATTCTCCTGATGTTGGCGTTACGAATCCTCTCAGCATAAGATTCTACCTCAATTAGTGGGTTGCGTTAATCAGGATGGTGATGTTCCCTAACAGTTGGGATTGCTTAATCTTTCTCTCACATTCTCAATGATGACTGATGTAGGCCGGTGGGGTATCTGACCAGTTTCTAGTCTGCCCATCCTCCGTTTACTTTCCTTGCCTACAACAATCAAACTGGAGCGGGATATCAGAATCGAACTGATAACGGAAGATTGGAAATCTACAGTTTTACCATTAAACTAATCCCGCATAAATCTGGAGCGGTGGCCTAGATTCGCACTAGGTGAGTAGATTGGACACCTACTCTGGTTCTATACCCCAACCGCATTATTACTTTTCTTTTCTATCTTTTTGCTTTGCGTAAATTCTATCCATCAAATCTAACAATTCCTGTTTGGTTAACATTCTACCCCATTGAGGAACTGTATTTGCTTTTGGTGTTACAACTTCTTCTTTTTTCTTTTTCATTCTGAAGCTACTGGCTCTGCATCCTTACCAAATTTTTGGGTCTGTAAACGTTTTGCAATAGCTTTCTTAATCTTAGGAATATGTTTCTTACGGGCACCATCTAACAGTTTTGATAATTGTTCGATGTTCAAAGGACCTAAACGGGTCTTGCCAGTTTTGGTTAACATTGGATTTGCCTTACGAGTTCTTTGATTCGTACCTTTTGTTGCCATAATATAGTCCTCTAATCAATAAATTTGGAGCGGTGCCTTTGGTTTGCACAAAGTTTTTTAAGAGGGTATCCTAAACTGTTCTATCTACACACCGCATTGTCCTGCTTACCGGTTACAGGGACACCACTTTACTGGCGCCGGAAGTTTTGCTGTTTCCCAACAGTAAATACTATTATATACTTATGTATGTTAAATGTCAATACATATTCTGGTATACTTGGTGCCCTCACCATGATTCGAACACGGGACATCCTCATTACAAGTGAGGTGCTCTACCAACTGAGCTATAAGGGCATTTGGTGGGCCGAGAAGGATTTGAACCTTCGACCAAAGGATTATGAGTCCTCTGCTCTAACCAACTGAGCTATCGGCCCCTGGTCCGTCCAAGAGGAATCGAACCTCTATCAATTGCTTAGAAGGCAATTGCACTATCCGTTGTGCTATGGACAGAATTATTATAGTGAAGTGTATTATGGTAACCTTGATTAG